CGCAAGTATAGCAAACAGAGAAGCACTAGAAGGAGTAAATCAAGCTGGTGGGCCGTGCTGGAATCGAACCAGCGACCAGCGGATTAAAAGTCCGAGCGTCGGGGAAAGAATAAAAACACTATGGAAAAAACTCAGTAACATCATGAAAATAAAGGAGAAAATAACTAGGCTGGCAAAATGCCACTAATCACACCTAGACATTGCGACGCGGAGAAAGTATCGAAACCTTAATCTAGTCAGCGCTGCAATAACACGAGTTTAGAGCGTCACCGTAGGGGGCTCACCCCCTACCCCCCCCCCCCCACGTCAATTTTATGCATGGCATCATGTAACCATGCAGGTAACTAAGGGAAACTTGTGATGACATCAACTCACAGACCAGACAGCAAAATAGTTCACCACAGGGAACAAATGCGCGCAGCGGGATTGCGTCCTATGCAGCTCTGGGTACCGGATACGCGCACACCGGAATTCGCTGCTGAAATTCGAAGCCAGTGCCGCGCCTTGAAGGGCGACCAGGCAGAAGCCGACGCTTTACGCTTCACAGAAAAAACCATGACCCATATTGAAGGTTGGAAATGATTCAACGTGGCGACCTTGTAACAGTTTCCCTACAAGGCGACTACGGCAAGCCTAGACCAGCGTTGATCGTTCAATCAGACCTTCTAACGGAGTTAGATAGTGTCGTACTGTGTCCGGTCACGAGCGACCTGCGAAATGCGATATTTCGTGTCACCGTTGAACCAACCGCGGCCAATGGTTTACGGACACTGTCGCAGGTCATGGTAGATAAAATTTCAACACTACCACGTAACAAAATCAGCGAACCTTTTGGACGTCTCAATGACGAGAGAATGAAAGCAATAGAAAGAGCATTGTTACTAATTATTGGTATCATTTAAAAACTGTGGATGCACTCAGGAAGACTAAAAACACTATGGAAGAAACTCCGTAACCGCCTCCGCATAAGCAGAATAATGACTGGGCGTCAAATGTGCATAGCGGCGCACCATTGATTCAGACTGCCAGCCGCCCAGATCTTGCAACACATACAGCGGAGTCCCCGATTGCGCATGCCAAGACGCCCAGGTATGCCGCAGATCATGCCAACGAAAATCCTGTATCTCTGCTCGCTGCAATGCCCGATGCCAAGCACGGGTATTCACACGACGAACAGGCTGACCACGGTAAGTAAATACCCATTCATGATGGTGCCCACATTGCGCCTGAAGTACCTGCATCGCATGCAGCGATAAGGGAATCCGGATTGCTTGCCGTCCCTTCGCCTGATCGGCAGGAATACGTAGGACCTTACGGACAAGATCGACCTGATTCCAACATAATTTTAATACATTGGCCTGACGTAATCCCGTTGACAAAGCAAAAATAACCATAGCGCGCTGATGCAATGGCAACTCGGACAGCAACGAGCGAGCTTGAACAGGCGTCAACCAGCGAACCCGCTTCGTCGGTTCTGGAAACAATGAAATATGCGGACACCGATCAATCCACAGCCAAATATCAAACGCACGGCGCAAGATAGAACGAATCAACGCCAAATAACGATTTGCAGTCGATGGGGACGTTTCAGCCGCTTTCAGCGTAGCCACACGCAAGATTAAATCGCTATCAATAGCAGCTAACTTCTTTCCAGCAAAGTGAGAAGCAAGCCAGCGTAATTTAGCGGCGTCTTCATGCGCCGTTGTTTTGTGAGATTTTTCGGATAACCAGCGTTGTGCAGCGTCATCCCATAAAAAATGAGACATAACCTCTCCTAGGTTCCTAGTCTTTCTGGAATGATATGGCGGAGGAATTGCGGGGCAGCCTTGCCACGAAGGAGGGTCAGCGCATCACTAACGCGCCATAACAGCGGTTTTGCGTCAGGGAGTGAGCGGAGGACGCGGAGAATGAATCGGAATCTTGATCTAGTCAGCGCTGCAAAGAACACGGGCTAGAAGCGTCACCGTAGGGGGCTAGCCCCCTACACCCCCGATTGATCTACACTAGGCAGGAAAAAAACAGGGAAAATGACAATGACGCAAAAAGAAAACAACGCAGAAATCATCAATGAACGGGAAGCACAAATTGCAAAGATACTCACCGAAACCAGCAAGCTGAACGCAGAAACGGCCAAGATACAAGCTGAAATTCACGAGGTGAACGCGCACACACAAAAATTGATGAAAGAAACCCTGAAGCTCACAACGGAATCAAAATGGTATCCCGTGGCAGTCGGCAGTGGCCTCATCGCCGCAGGAGCCGCCACAGCAACAGCGATTATCAAATTTATTCACTAAATCACCTTGAAAACTCACGGCAACGCATGCCCTGACGTAACCAACACATGTCCAGGTGTACTACGCGATGACGGTAACGCCGTAACCTGCCCCTGCGACGCCCCCCCCAGTTCCTGAGTACGCTCACGGTAGGGGTTATAGACAGGACCACGCCGCGCAATACGTCGGCATTCACCGTCTGGAATGTCATACAAGGTCCCCTGCTCGGTATAACAGGTGCAAGACATTCCCTTATACCTGCCTTGAGCGTCCAAACCTTCCCCCCCAGACATACAGATCAATTGAGGGTCCGCAGTGGGAGAACGGCTATCGTAAATGGGAGCCGTCCACGGCATCGACGCAAAACGCGGCAAATGATCCTTAGCATAGGCTGTCTCCGTCTCCCAGCGCAGAGCGTCCCCACTTTCTACCCCTACAGGATGATGGGACGCAGGAGCTTCGGGCTTCGCAAGCTCAGCACCGTTCGCTGCCTGCGCCCCTAACACGCTTGAAGAAGAAGAGCGTAAAGTACGAACTGCAATGACGACACAGACAACGATAAGAACGATAAGCAACGGAATCAAATACACCTTAAAAGGAATACGCGCCTTAATGGTATGCACCTCAGCAGACTTATATAAGCCGTAGACCTGCGAGGGAAGAGTACGCAAAACATGTTCACCAAGATCACGATTGCTAGACGATTTGACATTGTCAATCAATTCGCCCCATGTCCATACATCAATCCAGCGTGTTCCAAAACGACGCTTAATAAAAGTATGTTGACCAATGAGACCACGCACAAAAGGATATAACTGCTGCGCCTGTTGCGTGGTCCAGACAAAATCCAAACCACGGTGACGATGTTCGGCAAGCTCAAGCACATAATGCGGGGTGGGTTGCCGAGACGCATCATGCAAATGTCCGAACCACTTCCACGCTTCATCAATAAAGATTATCGCTCCATTAGGAACGAGATAATGACCTTCAGCATCTTTGGCGTTCCACTGGCGGGGGTCCTCAAGAACAGTAGCAAGCCCATGCTGTAATCCATCAATTCCGGCTGCAAAGAGTGGGCGCTCGGCGCGCTTAGACTCCTCTAGCAAACGCTCCATCATTAAAGCCGTCTTACCTCCGCCTGGAGTTCCTGTTAACACAGTAATAGGCATTACGGCGCTGCTCCTGGTGTTGCCCCAAAACCACGTTTGAATAGATATAACCGACCATTTAACACGGCAAATCGGGCAACATACGCAGAGATAATCATTGAGACAGCACGATCAAAATTAAGAATAGCTAGCCCACTCATGGCCATCTCCCCTAAGCTGCCTTCTGCAACCCCCACATTATCCATATAGATATAAATTTGTTTAACAATAGGGGTAATCACAAAATGGTAAGACCCCCAATTAATACCAAGCCAGACAAACGCCGCCATAATGAAATACCCTAATTTAGTCTTTAATAAAGAAAAAAGACCAGTTAACAACCGAGCAATAAACACTGGCATAAATCACCCTTCTAAGCTTCCGCCCATAATCCGCAAACAAGCAAGCGCAGCTAATATCAAGACTAGTTTTCCGCCTATCTGCAAAAACTGGCAGACCGGAGTAGCACTAATAACAATTTGATTTCCGAATACATTAATAGGGATAGACTTAGGACACACACGGGAATAGCCTCGCCCCTTATCATCAATTTTCACCTTTGGATATCCCTCACGCCCATATCCAGATTCATCAGAAAATACGCCCGATGAGTCGCCCTCTTCTCCGGTATCCACAGTGCCATCCTTACCGGTCAGCGCATCCTTGATCGCCCCCACATCAGCATTGCCCTGATTTTTATCACCACCCAAAACAGCGCCCGCACTCCCTTTCTCAAGCGCACACGCTGTACGCCACTGTAATAACAACGACGCATATTCCATCGCATTACATTTCTCCCCTGTACAAATCGGTTGCGCATCGCAGGCACCACCGGTAATTTTCACGTCACGGCGTAGGCTGCACTCAATCCGCCACTGAATCCGCGCCTGACCACACATCACCGGATCACCGGAACACTGGGGCGGCACATCGCATCGCTCACCTCCAGAAAAAGACGACCCCTTATCCTTATCCTTATCTTTATCTTTCTCCTTAGAATCCTGCTCATCATCGGGGATACCATCATGATCAGCATCTGCCTTGCATGTCCCATCAGCGCCGCGAGCTTGTCCAGAAGGACACTCATTCTTTTCCTTATCCCCTGCGCAACTTCCATCGGGAGCACGCACCTGACCGACAGGACACGCTTCCTTTTCAGGAATACATTCCTGTGTTTCTTTATCCGTGATCGTGCCATGCGGACACGCATCTAAAGGCTCACATACACCGTGTTTCGGTTGCTGTCCTTCGGGGCATTCCGGTTGCACAGGCTGACACACACGCACCCCAGGAACATAAACATAATTGGCATTGCCACCGGATTTAGATTCGCACATCTCCTTTAACTTATCGCCATCACATACTTCGCCAGTGGTGCTTTCTGTCGTCGTTTCATCATCACCGTTACGGATAAAACTCACTAAACATCCACTATTACAACCTAATGAACCAGTGACTGGATAACGTGGTGTGATTCGTGATGAACGTGATTCGCAGGTATCATCATAATAATAATAACCAGCAATAGCACCGGGTACCCTAACAGCATACAAACTATCTCGCGGATGATGTTCAATATTCGATTTATTTTCCCTCATCAAACAATCTTGAAAATTAGCCATTTTAACGGCTGCTTCATAAGCCTGGCCTTGATGAGGATAATGCCCACCACCAACAGGACCACCATCACCGCAAGACTTCCCCCACGCATACAACGGAAAGACCAGCAACGCGAATAGAATAAAACCACGCATTAATCCGAGTCCCAGAAAATAATAAGACCCGCCACACATAACGCTCCTAAAAATATCCACCCTGCCATCATGCCACCTGCTTATAAGAGGGTGCCCGTGCACAGACACCCCGACACATTGAATAAATAACCTATATCCTTAAAACGCTCTCCTAACCCACTTATACGTAGCAAGCAACGCAGCAATAAGAAGGACAGAACCACCAATTGACGCAATAGGCGTTGCTGCCGCTTTAAGCGCCTCTACCACGGCGGCAATATCAATATCAGCGGCAAACACAGGTGAAACAACCGCATAAGAAAGCATCACACCAAAAACAATAGGTAACTTAGATTTAGACGCGGCAAATATTCGTTTAAACAT